TCGCTACATTCGAGTAGTGATTGTTTAGGTCGCCTACAAAGTTCTGTGTACCACCATTCTGATTATAGGCATTGATATCGGGTTGGGATTTATCAAAACGAGCCGACTCTACCGAACTCGGTTGCTCTTTTGCCGTACTTCCTCCAAGAGCACCTGACATGAGTGCCATCGGGGCCGCATCGAGTACCATTGATTTAAGATCTTCAGGAACATACGGCTTTCCATCGATCCATGATTGAACAACTTTTTGTGCTTCTCCGATAGGAATGCCGGCAAGCCATCCGATAACTCCCCTTTCCAAGAATCGGGCCGTTCCATTAACGAGATTGGCCGTAGTCGATGAGTCTTTTAACAACACTCTTCCACTTGTGGCTGACATGGGAATAACTCCTGTCAGGTCGGTCGCTACGGCAGTCGCAATTCCCTTTGCAACCGCTGAAGTAGTGTCTGCTCCTTGTTCCTGGGCTTGTTTGATTTGTTCCGATCCAGCGCGGGCGGCTGGAATACTCATGGCCTTCAACCCATGTTCAAAATGCGGAGCTGAATCTTTGATTGCCTGAAGGATCGTTGGAGCTTCATCCCCCAAAAGTTTAGCCCCTTGTGCTTCAGCGGATGCACCTCCAGTAGCGGCCATGAGGGGCAAATCTGCCGCCATAGTTCCTAGTCCATGACCAACTGTACCAAGATTTGAAAGTTGTTCAGTAGGCTTGATAGCACTTGCATCTACTCCTGGCTGGCCTATTCCGGTTTTGTTTTGGAAGTTTTTGATCTGCTGGACAGCCCAATCATAGGGTTTGGCGTCACTTCCTACCGCCTCTGCCGCTTTTTGAGAGAGATACGGCATGATTGTTGCCGCATCGATCATCATTTGGTTTGTTTTTGACGCCCCTTCGGTAATTCCCCTGCCTAATCCTTCCCAGAATCCTACTTCGCGTTTTGGAGTCGATTCTGGAACTTGTGGGGTAGGTTGGGACTGCTGGGACGGCACAGATGCACTCGAAGCAGGAGTCGCGATAGGTGTCGGACTCGAAGTTTGGGACGGCTGGGACGCCTGAATGGAAGTCGTTGTAGAGTTTTCGTCAGGAATGCGATTAGCGGAGAAATTCAGTGAGAATTTATTGGGATCTACATTGATCGTAAATTCACGCTTACCCGGTTGTGGTTGAATGACTCCGTTGTTGTTGTGTAAGGAGTTGACTGCCTGTCCCCTGACCTGCTCGATGGCATTTGCCTCCGCTCCCGCATGGTGCATTTCGTCATGGACATCCTGAAGCTGGGAAATAATCGCCTGCCTTTCATCACTGGAAGTAAATGTTCCATCTTGTAATTTTGCCTGAAGTCCCTGCTCTTTAGCGTTTAGTTGCTGGAAGCTGTCCTGATGCTTTTTAAGCATCTGATCCAGAGAATTGATGTCATCCTGCGTGGCAGGATCTTTCATAAAGGTACGTTGAGCCGCATCCCCTGCCTGGGTAATGATCTGATGCTGTTGCTCGACCTTGCTCTTGGTAAGGCCTACCTCGTCTTTTTTCTTCTGGATCGTGTCGAGAACTGGATCTGCTTCGATCTCATCACTGGACTTACCCTGAGAGATCAATGCTTGCCGGCGCTTTTGCTCCACGGCCTCATAGCCATTCAGTTTGTTGGTATTCTCCAACATCTGTGCTTCGAGCTTTGTTTTCTTGTCTTCAGCTTCGGCCTTCATCCGATCCTGAGTTGCCTGTTGCTGTTGCTGAGACAGGGTATCAATCTGCGATTGGATTGCGTCGTTTTGTGATTTCAGCTTTGCGGCCTGATCAGTTGGCTTGGCTCCAATCCCAAGGAATCCTCCACTTGTTTGGGTATAGGCAGGATTGCTTGTAATGGCGTCCTGTTGCTTTGAAAGTTCTGCCGTAGATGCCTGAAGCTGTTGTTCGCGTTGCTTGGCAGTTTCGAGATCTAGCTCACCTTTTGCTTTGAGTTTATTGATCCCCTCATTCGCGGCAGAGCTAACTTCGTTGCGTCCATTGTCAGAAACACTCTTTGCCGCATCTGCGGTTGCCTGATCCCATCCTGATTGCTTTGCAATATCGTAAGCATTTCCAAGCTGTTCCCAAGGTTTGTAATTATTTTCTTTGTAAAGAGTTCCAGGATCATTTGAAACTGATGACCTCTTTGCATTGGCATCCGGATCGCTGATTTGTTGATTTCCGAACTTATCAACCTGCCTGCGGTACGGATTACCTTTTTCATCGTAATCAACGTAATCTTGCTCTTTGAAAAGCGGTTTTCCAGTGGCTTGATCTAAAACTGGTTGGATATTTCCAAAAGCGTCGGTGTAGTGCTGTTGACCAGCGGCCTCCATAGCTGACTTCCTTTGGTAATTCCACATCTTGTCACTAGCGGCCTGATTGGCACGCTGGATCGCTAGGTTTTGGTCAAGGTTTGGCTCATTGGCTGGCAAGGCCTTTGTGTCGCTTAATCCCAATGCCGGTACTCCATTTTGATTTGGCGACACAGATGGTTCGGGCAAGTTAGGGTTGGCCGTGTTGTACGGCTCAGGATACCCCATCATCTGACCAATGGATTTTCCGGCCATAGATTAGACGTCTGTAGAAGGTGGAGTTGGCGTTGACTGCTGTGCTTGAATGGCACCTGGAACTTGGTAGCTATCTGCCATACGCTGTCGTTTCATCTGTTCCGTCTCCTCTCCGGCTACTTTGTTTTCAGGATTGGAATAAGGATTTGGTGAAGATGGGCCATTTCCTTTCTGGAGCATATCCATGATCGGAGTTCCCATTTTCAAACCATTCCCTTCCTTCTGGTTAATTCCCTCGGCAACAGGAACAGCAATTTTTTCGTTGGTTTTGATTTGATCAGCAATCGCCTGTTTTCCTGGAACTCCATTGATGTAACCAGAGGGAGTGTCACCAACAGTCATTGGTGTTGTATAACCTGGCACATTATTTGACCCACCCTGTATGTGCCATTGGCCTGTTCCGCCGATTGTATCAGGCCTGTAACTGACAAAAACATTTTGATCGTTTGTATGTTGGGCAGGATTATGGGGGGTAGCCATACGATCTTGCATTTCATTAAATTCCTTCCCTGACATTACCTGATTGTTTCGATCACCAAGATATTCGTCCCCCCTGTTATTGTATTGCTGTTGAGCAATTTCTTGGTTTTTTGCAACAAAAGCATCCGCATTAGGCATTCGGACACCTGAAGTATTTTGAGTATAAATGTTTCCAGTCGGAGAATTTGTTTCTACAGAAAGAACATTTCCAACTTGAGACTGAATACCTAATTGCTTTTTAAGATCTACCTGATGTTGAAGAATTGCACGATTCTGATCGATTTCAGATTGAGTTGTACCATTTGTAAGACCCATGCTGGATCTGCTTTGATTGATCTGATCTGGAGTTTTATACGTCGTTGTCTGGCTACCTGCCCCGGCTGGAAGACCATTTAATCTTTCAAATGCAGAAGGAGTTTTTTGATTAGCTTCAAAATCCCTAATTCGACTTGTATCTACAGAGTTCTGACTGCCGATTACACCATTGGCAACATAGTCATTTGCTTTTTCCGCCCTTTGATCCGGAGATAGTTTAGACCATTCATTTCTATATTGTTGCTCGTATTTTGCCTTTAACTCTTCAGTCTGTGCTCCTCCATATCCAGCCATGCCGCGACGGCGGTTGTTGTGAAGTTCACGCTGATAATTGGGATCAGTTGCCAAACGCTCATCACGATAAGCATCAAATGCGGTTTTTTGTGGAGCACCCTGAACTGTGGGTGGCTTATCGTACCCCATAACGGCAGGCGTTACAGGGCCATTGCCGGAAACACCAACATCTATTCTTTGTTTTGGAGTTGGAGTTGTATCCCTTACATCCATTTTAGACTCCATCATATTTCTATAATAAGGAGTAGAAATTGGTGCTGAAAATTGTGTTGGCGATGCAGATCCATTTACCTGCTGTGGCGGGACATAACCATTCGTCATCAATGCAGGGTTAGACGCATAAACAGGTCCCTGGGCAAATTGAGGAGGATTTTGCGTGTCTGCCATCCAACCGACATAAACAATAAACAGACGCCAATCAATCTGTTTATGGTTAGCTCACTCTTTTATCTTTTTTCTTTAGCGGAGCCATAAACTCCGAATTGTCTTCAAAAATGTTGGGACTTCCCACCATGTTTGCCTTTGGGTTCGATGGATCTGGTTTGTTCCAACCTCCTCTTCCAGTAGCCCCCTGACGCAATCTTTTCCCCTGATAATCAGGAGAAACATTATCAGGTCTGTTATCGCGTCCCATAGTCTGTGATGTATTCCAATCGAAGACGCAAATCAAGAAAATTGCCGTGACAAACTAGGTTGCCCGGATCTTACAAGTGCCGTTGCAAGATCCCTTGGGATCTGACGCACAACCTGTGCTTCGGTTTTAGTAGTGGCTCCACTCAAGCAAAAATACCCGATTGCTAGGCTCATCACATCATCGTCATGTTTCCCATGCAGTGCTTCGGCCTTTCCCTTGTCCGTGACAATGAACGCCCGCATTTGCGACAAGATGCTAGGACACCAGATGTCAATCTCCTGATCCCTGATCGCCGCCGCAAGTCTTTCAATCAACATACTCCTGTTCCCTGTTCTCCCTGCCCCATCGCTTGTCTGCCATCCAAGTTTCTCGGATGTCTGGCTTGTCATCTGATCAAATGCCTGCCGGCGATAAATATGAATGTCCGAGTATTGCCGTAACAACTCGATCAATGCCAGACCAGGGCCGTTGACCTCCGGAACAATCAAGCAATTCCCATAGTGCTTGCTTAATCGCACCACAAGATTTGAAAGCACATCGAGATCGTACCGGCAAGGAGGCGCAATCCTAGCCACTACCGCCGCCGGATATTGCATTCCATTCATGACGTAGGGAGCACGCAATACCAATGCCGCATGGCAATCAGGATCCTTTCCGCTTGCCTGAGATCCAGTCATCACATCCACCGAAAGCAAATATGAACACCCATTCCTCGGTTGCTCCCAGACATGATACACCGCCTCATTGTCATCCGTAGCACGCCAGATAAGAGTGTCACGATTTCCCTGTGCATCGAGAACACCTTTTGCCGGTGCCGATGATCTGATCTTTGATTCGATTGCTTTCATCCCCTGCCCATCAAATCGGAGACGCCCGGAGGCCAACCAACAATCCTCCTCGTTGCTGGGATACTCTTGATTAAACATCCTTGGATCACCTTGGCATTCTGTAGCGATCGTTCTCCTGCGGTAGCTGATATGCCCCAGACGCAAATTGTATCGCGTCATAATTTCCTTTTCTTCATAGGTCAGAGTAGCCTCCAAAGCGGAGGCGGCAGGGGGGTCTAGCTTATCCTCGGAATCCGCAAACTCGAACCAAGGCGAAAAAATTCGCACATACCCATCGCTAGGTTTTCCAGAGAGAAAATCCTCTAGCGAAATCGCATTCTGATACCGCTCATAGAATGCCCCAGCCGCACCATTGGGCGTACTTTCCATGATAACCATCGTATCCGGAAGGTATGGCGTACAATTCAAAAGGCCATTCAGGATCGTGTCCGCACTCCTGACACCATCGCTACTCCAATGCGCCACTTCCGAGCATAGCAAAACCTGAAAGGTTCCGCTTCGTCCTGGATCACTAGCACCGGCAGTTTCAGATACTACCCTACTTCCATGTGTCCAGTTTCCTCCTTCTGCCAGCACCTTTCCACTATTTCCCCACACAAACTTGTCGCTGTCATTATACCGACGCAACATCGTCAAAAGGTTCTGTGTCGTCTTATCTTTGTTACCAACAAAACACGCCGCCGCCCTAAAATTGCGGAGGTGTGTGTAGGCCAGTGCGGTTGAAATTGTAGATGACCCTTTCTGTCGAGGCTTCAAACAGATGAGACGGCAGGGGCGTTTGTGTTTCTGTGCGTACAGATACGCTTGAACAATCTTTCGTTGATACTCATTCGCCTTGGGTGCCACGATTTGTCCAGATTTATCCAGAATGCGTCCAAAGATCTCCATCCAGACAAGAGGAGAAGACCTCACAATAAATTTCAGTTTATCGTTTTCGGCGGAGCGATCAAAAGCGGAGACGGCAGGGGGGTTCGCGGTTTTGCCAAGCGATTCTCTCGATGCCGATCCGGATCGCGATGCCTCGATGTCAGAATCGTCGGGATTGGGGGTGGATTGCGGGATCTCCGGGGCGGTACGCTTGGATTGTTTCATGGTCGGGTCCTGTTGGTATGGGTGACTAGGTTGGTAATAACTACAGATAATCGACGGCATGAATAGGCCTAACGTGCCATTTTACTCTGTAAACTTGCAAAAAAAGGTTCATGACCTGTCGCTAGTGGGATTTTTACTCTGATGGTGGGGCGCTGTCCCAGTTTTTGAGCGTTAACATCTCTGTCTCGATAATGCGTTTGGCTTCGTCGGAATGTTCGGCGGCCAAGATCGCATCTCGAAGGCTCTCGAACGACTCCTGCATCACTACCTGGCGTTGCACCGGCATTCCCTCCTTGTAGGCCAAGATGGTTTTGCTGGCTTCGAGCCTGATCCGGAAGTCTGGTTCCTCCACCATACGCTTCGCAACGCCGTCCCAGTGCGTTTTATTGGCCTTCATAGCACCTCTGATGGTTTCAACCGCTTCGTCCAGATCTCCATCATCGAGTAAATCGCTTAATCGCTTCTTAAAAGAGCCTCTATTTGGTTGACTTTCCTTCGTTTTTTCGTTATACGCGCGTGCGAGGGTTTTTTTTGACCCAATTACGGCCTTTTCTCCGTTTGCGTCCTGTGCCAGAATTTCGGCTGGGTTTTGGAAATGCTCCTGTGTGTCTGTTTTGGTTCCCTTTTTCATAAAATCTTATTTTTTTGATATTTTTTTTGATTCTTTGATTTGTTATTTATTTTTTTATTAGATTGCTCTGGTGCCAATTCCGCAAATGGCACCGAGTGAGGGTTGGTCGTGGTGCCAAGTGGTGCCAATTTTATAGGGTATATCCCCCGTAGGGGGATACCCTGAAATGGCACTAATGGCACTAGACCTACCCCGATGCCATTCCCAGTTGGTGCCATTTTTGCACTGGATTGATTTTTGGCACTGGATCGTGGAGATCTCGAAATGGAGTTATTGGGGATACCGGAGCATTCCCTAGAAACCTCGCCTTTCGCTCGTAAACGGCCTTTCTGCTCGTTTTTATTCGTTTTGGGTGATCCGATAGCACCCTGCTCTTTTTGCTCCGTTTTTTTGGCTTCTCGCAAATCCCTCCGACGTTGTTGCCATGCTCGGACTAACTCTCTTGAATAATCGAGATTATTAGCACGCCATTCTCGGACTCTTTGGCGTTGCTTTTCCAATGCCAGAGGTGACATGAACATTGGGTATTCCTTGCCATTGGAATGCCGGTTCATCTTGATGAAGATAAATCCGTCCTCCCTGACAAAACCTTTCTTGGGGATTTCCTTTGTCATTCGATAGCCTTGAGGACACTCATCTCGGAGAGTTTTCGCTCGTGTTCGAGGTGGATGGGTTTTCCGGTGAGGTGAATGAGTTCCCATACGAGTTCAAGGCCTAGCTCGATGAGATGCTTCCGATCGGCCTGGAGTTGGATCGTCTCGCGTTCGAGAATCCGGGCGTGTTCGAGGATCGAGGTGGCTAGGCATCCGTTGGGGGATACGAGTTGATCGGTTCGAGGTGTTGGGATCATCGGGCGATTTTCCTGCAGGGATCGAGCGGGTGCAAATAGGGAAACAGACAGAACGCAAAAAAAGATAAAAAACATATTGATCTTTTTTCTCGGCGCGTGTAAAAGATTACCCAAGGTGAAAAAAGATCAAACGATCATTGGACGCCGAAGCTAGATAAACACTACATCCAAGACTCAATGAAACTCGAAGACATGACTCCATTCCAGCAGGAGCTAGCGAAGAACCTGCTTGTTGCAATCCGCAAAGCTCGTGCCGCCGGAACTGAATATATCAACGCCGAAAATCTGGCACAGATCACCACCGCTCCAAGTCAATTCCTGCAGGGAGCGCCCAAGGGAACAAACGCACGTTGGGCATACGTCGAGATGATCCGCGACATCATGAATGCCGCCATCGAGCGCGACAAAGAAAACAAAC